GTACTTTCTAGATTAATACCTGAAAAGAGATTTAACCTCTCGGTAACCTTTTTACCTAAGGTAGCAGTTGCTTGGGAAGTGAAAGAATTATTTCTTTCGAAATAAACTCTATCATCAAGAGGAATAGACATTGTTCTAAAGAACAGTGGCCATTCACCTTGACCTATAGTATCAATCCTATAGGCTTCCTTTTGGATATTTAAATACAGTTCTGATATATATACCCATGGGCATATAACAGAGGAATGTATTCAAGATTTCCAAAAATAGGCCAAATATTCTCTTCTTGTTCAATAGTAGTAAAATAGATGACAAGATTTTCTGCCACTTGTCCAAGTGGTAGATGTTTATCATCTAAATACTTTCTATTGGACTCTTCGAAAGATTCTACCGCCAATGAAGTAAAGACACCATGGCAGTCAAAGACTGACATGAAATCTTTCTTTATTGGTATAGAATCTGACCGAAACTTATACCAGATGAGGCTAAATACTTCATCTGCTGTAAGTTGGGTCCTAATCATTCTATTGATTAGTTCGGAGGTATAAGATAAATCGTGAATATATTTTCGGAATTTCTTCCTAGAAGTCTTTCCTAAATATCTTTCATGATAAATCTTATAAAAAGAAGAGATAGCTTGGGGAATTCCTTTTTGAGTCACCCAACCTCTGTCCTCACAGTCCAACAAGAGGTTCACTAAACGATAATATCGTTTTGCTGAATTCTCTATAGAACTAATCGGGAAGGGAGTGATTTCCTTGCCTTTAAAGATTAACCTTTTTGAAAACTCACTAAGAGTTTCCGAAAAGTGTGTCTTTAATGGTGAGGTAGTTACTCCGAGGCTTGAAATATAAGCAAGGTAAGTATCCGCTAGAAGGCGATCTCCAATAAGGATATCGTCTCCTAACATGACATATTTGGCTTCTTTCCACTCAATCCCTAGGGATGTACAGCATTCATGTAAACATAAATGATGTGCAAGAGTGGTTGATGGCCAACTAGAGTATACACCCATA